GAGTCGATCGATCTACTGAAGTTCTCCATCGGTGGTCATCTGGTCCGCTTCGAGCAGGCTCTCAGCGCGAAATACCCGCGTGGGACCTACGTCAAAGCGAATATCGATGCCCTTCTCCGGGCAGACACCACGGTCCGCTACGCGGCTCACAACCTGGGAATTCAGGCTGGATTCCTTCTCCGCAGTGAGGCCCGGAAGATGGAGGATCTCCCTCCGGTCGAAGGTATTGACGATCCTCCGGAACCCCCTCCTGCCGCCCCTGATCAGCAGAACGACTTGGGCGGTGAACCGAACAATGTCAAGTGATCTTCAATTTGGTAAGGGATCTGATCTCTGGGATTACTGGGTTCATGGTAAAGGCACTGTCCGATGGATGAAGGCAGCCGATCCGTGGACTACGCTTCGCAACCTTCTCATCAAAGAGGGTGTTCCCGCGCGGGAAGCGCCTGGCCTAGCAACCAACATTATGCAGGCCACTCCCGCCGGTAGAGCACTCTTCAAAGCCCACCACGGTGGGCGGTCGAAGGATGAAAATATGACAGAAATCCTAACCCGTTCATTCGAAGGGCAGGATCTAGAAATCCGCTCAGGCGGAGATGGGCGCACCATCTCCGGTATCGCCGTTCCTTACAACGTGGAGCAGCGGATCAATGCGAATCTGATTGAGGTCTTCCGACCCGGAGCTTTCGACGCTCAGCTCAATGCGGCACACCGCGTCAAGTTCTCTCGCGAACACATGCAACTCGGCGGGGTTCTGATCGGCAAGGCCACCGATCTTCGCGAAGATGCTAACGGCCTGTACGCCGAGTTCCGCGTCTCCCAGACGCCCGCAGGGGATGAGACTCTAGAGCTTATCCGTGATGGCGTCCTGACCGATCTGTCGATCGGCTTTATGGCAGGTCAGAACTCCCGGAGCAAGTCCGGTGTGACTGAGCGCCTGAGCGCTCGGTTGTTTGAGGTTTCCGTCGTGCTTGAGGGTGCGTACGGGGAAGCGGCTGCTATTCAAGCTGTCCGCGCAGTAAATGAAGAGACAAACCGGTTGTCTGAATCCCGGGCTCTTGTGGCGAAGACTTTCCGTCCTTTACCTTTGCCCGGTTCTATGCGCTGATAGCGGCACCTCTGCCTCTCACTGAAGCAGACACCCCGCTCACTCCGTGCGTTTCCCATCAATTCACGTGGCGCTTCATCGCGCCCTTTTCACGAGGTGAATCTACCTAATGGCTAACCCCTATCTCAAGAGGCTTCAGGACCAGTACACCGGTCTTCGTAGCGGCATTGAGGGTCTCCAGACCCGCGCCGTTGACGAGGATCGCGACCTGACTGAGGACGAGTTCCGCAGTGTCCAGGAGGACACGGCGAAGGCCGAGAAGCTTTTCGGCGAAATCGAGACGCTGACTGATTTTGAGGCCCGTTCGGCGAAGGTCACCGCTCTTGCCGCTTCGCTTCCGCGTGAGCCGGAGGACAACAAGGAAATCGAGAAGGCCGAGGTTCGTACTGTGTCTAACACCACCGCGATTGATCGCGACCCGGGTCATTACCGGTCCGTTGAGGATGGCGGCCAGCACTCGTTCTTCGCCGACATGTTCAAGGCGAAGGCCCTTGGGGACGCTGCTGCGAAGGCTCGTCTGGACGAGCACACCCGCGCGGTTGTGCAGGACCCTGATGGCGCTGGCATTCTGCCCCCGAAGTGGCTGACCTCTGAGTACATGAGCCTGGCTCGCCAGACTCGCGTTGTGGCCAATGCGGTTCGGCACCTGCCCCTGGGCCGCGACCCCCGCCCGTTGGTGCTGCCTAAGCAGACCGCCGGTGTGGACCCGAACATCGTCACTCAGACGACCGAGGGTGAGAACACGGCCGCGTGGGGTGTGGACCGATTTGCTACTGGCACGGACACCCTGACCCCGGTTACCTATGCGGCGTACCAGGATGTTTCGCGTCAGCTCCTGGACGCGAGCGACCCGGCCGTTGACGCTCTGATCTTCGGTGATCTGCGTGCGGCTTGGGACCAGAAGATTGAGGCCATTGTGTGTGCGGCCATTCTGGCCGATGGCACTGCTTTTTCGACGGTCACGGAGACCGAATTCGAGACCGACGCCGCAGCGATTGATCTCGTGATCGACGCTCAGGTTGCCGTGTCCGAAGATCTCCGTGGCCCGGCGGATCTGGCCGTCATGAACTTCGGTCGGTTCGGTTCATTCCGGAAGCTGAAGGACGGTAACAACCGCCCCCTCATGCCGGTTAGCCGCTACAACCCGCAGAACGCCAATGGCGCTCTCGGGAATGCGCTTATCGGTGACATCGAGGGTGTAGACGTACTGGCGTCGGCGGGTGTGCCCACCGCTGGGACCGAGATGTTCGCGGTTCTGCGTTCGCAGGCCGTGATTCTTGCCGAGTCGGATACTTTGGACTTCACCTATGACCAGGTTGCCGGACCGTCTGCGGTCCGTATGGGTATCTGGGGCTATGTGGGTACCCTGGTCCGTAACCCGGGTTCGGTGCAGGTCATCACTGTTTCAGGTGTGAGCTAACCCATGGAATGGCCTCCCACTCTCGATGATCTGAAAGTCGATCTAAAGATCGACGATGACAGAGATGATGTGAGGCTTCAGCAGACGCTAGACGCGGCTATCGCGTTCGTGAAGAGGGTTCGTCCCGATCTCAAATTCGATGTGGACCCTCTTTGCGATGATCCTATGCCAGATGCTGACTTCGTTCTAGGAACGATTCGTCTGGCAGGACGTTGGCACGTCCGCCGTCGCTCTCCTGACGGTCTTATCGATGCTGGGGATATGGGTACATCCCGTATTCCTGGCGTCGATGTAGATATCGCCAGGATGCTGGGTATCGACCGATTCAGGGGGCCGTGTTTCGCATGATCGATCTACAAGCGGTTCTTGATGAGATCACATCGACCCTGAAGACAGTTGAAGGCGTTCGGTTCTATGACGAGGGGGACAACATTGATCCCCCGGCCGTTCTGGTCTCTCCTCCGACGCTGGATTGGGAGGGCTACTGCCCTCAACCGACGTCCGCGACCATTCAGGTGTTCCTTGTCGTCGGTCAGAACGATCGTGCCCTGCCTCAGATGCTGAAGTATATCTCACCTGTCTCTGACGCGCTGGACGGTGTGACGGATGCCGTTGTCCGGACAGCCATTCCGACCATTTTTCGGGTCGGGAGTACTGACCTCCCTTGCTACGCGATAAGCGTAGAAATCAGCCTGTAAGGGGCTTTTATGACCATTCATCAGCGTCGCCTTAAGGTGATTGCATTCACCATCGGTGATGATGTCGAAAACAGCTTTGAGTGCCAAGTTCAGTCTTGGACTCTCGACCCGGGTATTGACGACGGCGACCTTCAGTGGAGCTACTGCGCTACTGATAATAGCTTCATCGAAGAGACCGACCCTCAGCCCACCCTTGATCTTACTTTCTGGTCGGATTGGCGCTCCGAAGGTGTTTCCGCTTATCTGTGGGATCACAAGGGCGAAGTCGCTACGTTCGCCCTGGATCACCACCCGGATATCCCGGAAGAGCACGTCCGTTGGACGGGTAGCCTCCTCGTTCGGCCGGGTCCGGCTGGCGGGGATGCTCGGACGACCGAGCAGACCGAAGTCACTCTTCAGATCGTTCCTGACTCGCTCATGTTTGAGCGCGTCGACGCTTCCTAATCGTTTCTCACAATAAGGGGTTATTGAATTGATCACGCTAAAGGTTGTTCCTGACAACGGCGAAGAGTACACGGTCACGGCAACCTCGCGTGACGTCGTGATGTGGGAGAAGACCCACAAGGGCGCCAAGTTCGCTAATCTGGAGTCCGCCGGTATGGCGGACTTGTACGCGTTGGCGTTCTTCGCCGCTGAGCGTACCGGTAAGTTCGCGGGTACCGAGGCTGAGTTCTGCAAGCTGGTCGACATTGAACCTGTCGCGGATGAAGACCTGACCCCTACGAAGCGGGGACGCTGAACTACACCCTCACGAGCTTGGCCGTAGCTACGAGTATCCCGGTTACGGTCTGGCTCGATGAGGATTCTAGGACAGTAGTCACCGCTATCAAGATCCTCGAAGAGCAAGAGAAGAACGCTAAGAGCGGCGGTAATAGCTCTCCCGGGGCCGGTGGCCCGAACAGTCCCCAATACTCCGGGTAGGGATCATGGCTAAGAAATTTCTATCCGTCAACATCAAGGTTGACGGAATCCAGGAAGTCCTCAGAGCCCTGGACAAGCTACCCATTCACGTCCAGGAAGGCATCGAGGACGAATCCAAGAAGCTCGCGCAACTGCTCGCAGGGAAGATCCGTGCGGACGGTATGAGCGATGCTGCTCCCCAGTCACCACTTGTCGCTAGAACTGTCCAGGCAAAGAAAGGTGTAACACCGACCATCACGATCGGTGGAGATCAACGCCTAGGACGTAACAAAAAGCCTGCCTACAAACTCCTCTTCGGATCTGTTTTCGGGTCCAATGCGTATGAACAGTTCCACCGACCGCACAACGGTCAGGTGGGTTACTGGATATATCCGACGATCGACCGTGAGGCAGGCGAGATCGCTAGGGCATGGAACCAGGTAGCTGACGACGCTATCCAGAAATTTAGGGATGAGTGATGGCGCTATCAACTACTGACAAAAAGATCACCATCACTTTCGATGGTGTGACTCGCGGTCTGCTAACCGCCACTCAGAAAGCTCGTGCTGAGGTCAAGCGTCTCAACGCTGAACTCAACTCGGGTAAGCAGACGTGGAAGTCTGCGGGTGCCGCCGCCGCGACCTTTGGTAAACAGCTCGCTAAAACTGCGATCCAGCTTTCTGCCCTATCCTCCGGCGTCAACATTATTGCCGCTATCGGCAGTGCGCTGATCACAGCGTCTGGCGCTGCCCCCTTAGCTGTAGCTGGAGTACTCGCGCTCAGCGCGGCACTGATAACCACAAAGCTAGGCGCAGATGGAATTAAGAAGGCATTCGACGGTCTAACGCCGTCGCTGAACGACTTGAAATCCGCTGTAAGCTCTAGCTTCGAGAAGAGTCTTACGCCTGCGGTCAACAACCTGAAGTCGGTTCTTCCTCAGGTCACTACTGGTTTCAAGGAAATCGCTTCCGCCATGGGCGGAGTGCTTACTAAGATAACCGCTTGGCTCAAGACACCCGCAGCTATCTCTCAAGTGAATGCGATCCTAGACGGAACGTCTCGGATTATCCAGAACATCGGCAAGTTCCTTCAACCGGTAATCGCCGCTTTCGTCCGCATCGGTGCTGTTGCTATGCCGATTCTCGTGGGCCTAACCGCTAACCTGGGAAACGTTGGACAGAAGTTCAACGACTGGGTTCAAAGGATGGCAGACAGCGGGAACATCACGCAGTGGATCAATCAGGCTCTCGATTTGTTCAGACAAATCGGGGCGGTACTGGGTGATCTAGGCGGAATCGTCGCCGACGTATTCGGAGCCATGGCCGATGCGGGTGCTGGACTAGGTGGGGTATTCGGTGGACTGATCGGTACGGTTCGGGA